TACAATGTGAATCCAATTACTGGATATCGTGTTGACAGAATGAATTTGCAACAAAGAGCTGCTGAAGCAAAAAAATATGGACAATTACAACAGCCACTTCCAAATGGTATTGGTGAAGATTAACAGCACAAGAACAGCACAACAACAGCACAAAAAAAATACTATGGCAAAAGAAGATATCAAAAAGCATCAATTTAAAAAGGGGCAATCTGGCAACCTAAAAGGGAGAAGAGTGGGATCTAAGAACAGAAGCACAATTGCAAAGAAATGGTTTGAGGTTGAAAGCAAAGTCACAAATCCATTGAGTGGTGTTGAGGAGTATTTGACTCAAGAGGACATCATGACACTAGCAATGATCAAAAAGAGCAGGAATGGAGATGTCCCTGCTTATAAAGCATTGAATGATTCAGCCTATGGTCAGCCTAAAGAAACCTTAGATGTGAATGCAGATGCACCTTCAATTGATTTCAGAAAGCTTTTCAACTTCACAAATGATTCAGGAACAGGCAAAGATTAGTTTTGATCAAAAATATCAGGGTTTTTGGAATGATACCAGATACACAATTCTCACAGGTGGGAGAGGTTCAGGGAAGTCATTTTTTACTGGGATGTTTTTGCTTGGGTTATTACATGAAACAGGTCACACTGTTTTGTTCACTAGGTACACATTAAGATCTGCAAGTGTTTCAATCATACCAGAATTTAAAGAGAAAATTGAGATGCTTAATCTTCAGCATTTATTTCATGTCACAAGAGATGAGATTGTCAACAAAGAGAATGGATCAAAAATACTATTTAGAGGGATCAAAACAAGTTCAGGAGATCAGACAGCAAACCTGAAATCACTTCAGGGTGTCACAACATGGTGCTGTGAAGAAGCAGAAGAAATTGATGAAGAGTCATTTGATAAAATTGACCTATCAGTGAGACAGAAGGAAAAACAGAATAGAATCATTCTGCTGCTCAATCCATCAACCAAAGAACATTTCATATACAAAAGATTTTATCAGGGCAGAGGAGTGATGGGAGGTGCTAATTTTAGCAAAGAGGACACCACTTATATTCACACAACCTATCTTGATAATATCAAAAACCTTTCAGAGAGTTACATCAACCAGATTGAGCAAATGAAACTCAGGAGACCTGAGAGATACTCAGCAGTGATTCAAGGAAACTGGATTGAAAAAGCTGAAGGTGTGATCTTTACAAATTGGAAGATTGGAAAGTTTAAAGAAGTCTCCCCTTCTGTGTATGGTCAAGATTATGGATTTGCATCAGATCCCTCAACACTTGTGCAAACTTCAATTGATAAGGATAATAAAATCATTTATTTAAAACTGTGTTTTTATCTGCAAGGATTGACCACATCACAGATCAGAGAACTAAACAAAAAACATGCAGGGGATTCCTTAATTATTGGTGACAGCAGTGAAATGAGGCTTTTGCATGAACTCAAAACAACATCAAACATTGTACCCAGCATCAAAGGTCAGGGATCTGTCAACTATGGGATTGCAATGCTTCAGGATTATGATCTGATCATTGATGAAGGTGAAGAAAATATTGAGCTAATAAAAGAGCTAAACAATTATTGCTGGCTGGAAAAGAAGTCTCAGACTCCAATTGATAAATTTAATCATGCCCTTGATGCCATTCGATATTCAATATCCTATCAACTAAAGAATCCAAATCAAGGACAATATCACATTTTGTGAGAAATACTAGATCCCTATTTGATGGGCAATACGTTTTTATAATATAACATTGAGATGATCACTAAAACACTAAAAGTTCCAAACAAATTATCTGAGTTAACTCTTGGACAATATCAGGTTTTCAGTAAAATACTGGAGGGAGATCCAGATGTGGACTTCATGCAAAAGAAAACAATTGAAATCTTTTGTGGTGTTGATCTCAATAATGTTTCAAAATTCAAATACAGTTCAATTGTCAATGTGATTGATATCATCAATAAGATGTTTGAACAAAAGCCAAAACTGATTGATCAATTCAAGCTCAATGGGGTTGAATATGGATTCATCCCAAAGCTTGATGACATGACTTTTGGTGAGTTTGTGGATTTAGATGTTTTGATGAATGACTGGGACACAATGGATCAAGCCATGTCAATTCTTTACAGAAAAATCAAATCCAAAAAGGATGGGAAATATATCATTGAAAAATACAACTCAGAAAAAACACACAGCTTCAAAAATATGCCACTAGATGTTGCACTCAGCTCCATTTTTTTTTTCAAAAATTTAAACAAAGAACTGGTGAATCACATCCTTCTTTATTTGGAGAAGGAAATGCAACAACTTCCAGTGGATCAGAGGCAAAACTTGCAGAAGATTTTGGATGGTGGGGATCATTTTATGCAATTGCTCAAGGTAGACTGACAGATTTTGAGAAAATAGAAAAACTGAATTTCAATGCTTGCCTCACTTATTTAAGCTTTGAGAAACAAAAAAATGAAATTGAACAAAAAAGAATCAAACATGCCAGACAAAACAGAACTCATTGATTCACTTTATGAGAGACTCCTTTTGGAAGATGATGAGGAGATCATCCTCTCAGAAGGTTTTGAACAAGCTTTGATTGGAATAAGTACAGCAGAGCCAAAGGTGGCAATATATGATTTCTGGAAAGCTCTTGATTGTGTTATTAAAGAGGCTCCAGAGTTGAGCTTTGATGAAGCTCTTGAGTGGCTGGAAAACTTCAGCAAAGAGAAAATTGAACACTCAGAAATCCTCACACCTTTATTTGTCAAAACATTATGAATAATTATTTCAAAGTCATTGATGACCTCAAAGCAATAGCAATTGCAGAGCCATTCATCAACACAGTTACTCAGGGAGACATCACAAGTGTAGATCTTAAAAAAAGCACAATATATCCTCTTTGCCATTTGATGGTGAACAATGTGCAAATGGCAAGCAACAACCTCATTTTGGATGTGTCAATGATTCTGATTGATATCATAGATTTTTCAAAAGAAAGCAACTCAAGTGATCTCAGGGGCAACAACAATGAAATGGATGTCCTAAACACTCAGCTTTCTGTTGCTGGAAGGATTCAAGCTTTGTTGCTTAGATCTTTAAATTATAAAGACACCTATCAATTGGAGAGACCTCTTGATTGTGAGCCTTTCACTGACAAATTTGACTCATCAGATGTTGCAGGATGGACAGTTTCATTCAGTATTCTCATGGGCAATGATTCAACAAGTGCTGCATAATGGATTTAGATCTTAAAAACCTGAAAGCATTGCTGAATCAATTTGGAAAAACAGTTGTGGCTGAAGCAAAAACAAATGCTAGTAAAAACAGCAACAGGGGAAAGCTCTCAAATTCAATCAAGCACAAAGTTGATACAAGCAAATCAAAGAACAGTCTCACACTGATCTTCAAAATGGAGGAGTATGGACTGTATCAAGACAAAGGAGTCAAGGGAGCAATAAATCCATACACAGGAACAGATAGTGCAAAGCCTTATGAGAAAGGGAAAAAATACAAGTTTGGAACAGGCACTGGAAAAAAGGGTGGATTAAGGAAAAGCATATTAAAATGGGTTGAGGGCAAAAGATTTCAGTTCAGGGAAAAAAAGAAAAATGGACAGTTGGGAAGGTTCATGTCCTATGAAAGTACTGCCTTCATGATATCAAGATCAATCTGGAGCAAAGGAATAAAACCCACTTTATTTTTCACAAAGCCTTTCAAAAAGCATTACAAAAATTTACCAAAAAATATTGGAAACAACTTCAAGAAAGACCTTGCACAGATGCTAAAAAGCAATAAAAAATGAGTACAAAAATCAACATCAGGAGTCCTTTTTTATTAAACATCACAGAACCTGTGATCCCATTACCAACCTTTAGCTGTGACACAGCAGCATTGACTGGATTTGCAGTTGACAATCAAGGGGTGATCACAAACCCAACACCAGCTTATGGGACTGTGATTTCAATCAGCAGCTCTGATTCAGGTTTTTCAAACAACAAATATTCAACTGTCTCTTCAGACACAACCAGAACAATCACAGTAAGGGTGAGAATCCCTGTTGGATACACAAACACTGCAAGTGTATTTTTTGACTGCCAATCACAAACAACACAAGCTGGATTGACTGCTTCAAATGTTCAAACACCTTGTACAGTTTCAGTGACAAAACAGGGATCAATCTCAGCTCAGACACTTGCAGTGGGTGGAACTTCAGTTGATATTGCTCTTGCTGGGTTTTTTAATAATGAAACAGTTTATGCAGTCACAAATGGATATGGGACATTAATCACAACAGCCTTAAGTGGAAGCACACTCACTATTGCACCAAATGCAATTGGAGGATCTGGGACAATCTATGTGGAAGGCAGGGATGGAAACTATCCAACAACATGTGCTGCTGTTCAATCTATTTCAGTGACTGTGAATGGAGCAGCTTCTCCCCCAGCCTTTTCATGTACAACTGCAAATCTCAATGGAGGATCAGTTTCAACAGCAGGAGTGATCACCAATCCAAGCACAACAGCAGTAATCACAGGAATCAGTTTGACAAATGGTGGTGCATTGATCACAAGTGTTTCAGCTAATTCTGGAAGTACAGCTCAAAATGTTACTCTGTTTTTTAAACTAACAGTGCCAGCAGGCTATTCAAATGCAGGTGCAACCTTGTATTGTAGCAAAGTGTTTTCACAAGATGGGACATCTCCCCCAACATTCACATGTTCAATTGCAGCATTGACTCAACAATCAATCAGCAAGAATGGATCAATTTTCATAGGATCAGCAGCAGTGGGAACTGTCAAAAGTTTCACCACTCCTGATTGGCTAGGAACAACAGTTTCAAGCAATACTCCAAGAGACATTGTTTTTCAGGTTTTAATTCCAACAGGCTACACAAATGCAAATGGATCAAACACAATAGACTGCACCAGAACTTTAACACAACCAGCAACTCTGGCAACAGTGGCTGGAGCAAACACTTATTTTATATCTGGAAGAGTTTTGGATTTGGACAGTTTTTGCAATACAACTCTTGCAACAACTCTCTCAGTCACTAGTTCAGGTGCAAGCATTACAGAGTTGATGGGAACAACCATCTTCAGAAATGGAACTCCCTTCAA